GTGGGCCACCGGTTCATCAAGCGTCCCGTGGCCGTAAGGGCAGATGAGGGACTTGCGGGGCGGCGCAAAGAGGGTGGCGCGGCTCCAGCTGCCGCTCTCAACGGGCATGCGGAGCCGCCGCAGACAGGTGCGGCAGCGGGTCCGCTGATCCCAGATGATGAGGGCGACCAGTGCAAGGGAGAACAGCCAGAACAGGAGGATGGCCACCGTCCACGGCAGGTCGTTCGGGAAGCGGGGCAGGCGAGTATAGAGGAAAATCCCGGGTTCGGGGAGCAGGAACTCGATCAGGGACCAGACGAGGCGGAGGACAGCGGCTGCTGCCACGAACTTGGCCGCGAGATAGGCCCAGTATTTCATGTGTCCGGCCCGTCTGTTTAGACGCGGACGGGGATGCGAGGGTTCCGGAACTTGTCCCCCCGGGTCAGCGGCGGAACAGGTTTCTCAGGATGAAGAGGACGTTGGCAGGGCGCTCGGCGAGGCGGCGCATGAAGTAGGGATACCAGGCGTCGCCGTAAGGGACGTACAGGCGGAGGCGAAAGCCGTTGGCGACCAGCATGCTCTGGAGATCGCGGCGGACGCCGTACAGCATCTGGAATTCGAAGGTGGCGGGGGAGCGGCCGCAGCGGGCGGCGTGCTCGAGGACGAGGTCGATCATGCGGGGATCGTGGGTGGCGAAGGCGGGATCCTCGCCCTCGTCGAGGAGGATGCGGGCGAGGCGGGCGTAGCTGGCATTGACGTCGCTCTTGCGAGGCCAGGCAACAGAGGGCGGCTCGTTGTAGGCGCCCTTGCAAAGGCGGATGGGGATGCGGAGGGCGGCAAGTCGGCGAAGGTCGTCGTGGGTGCGATAGAGGTAGGCCTGGAGGACGGCGCGGAGGGCGCCGTTGGCGGAGTGGAGATCCTCGATGAGGCGCAGGGTGCGGTCGACGTATTCGCTGGATTCCATGTCGATTTCGACCCGGGAACCGATGCTCCTGGCTTTTTGCTGGACGGTTTCGACGTTGGCGCGGCAGAGAGAGTCGCTGATGTCAAGGCCGAACTGGGTGAGCTTGATCGAGACGGTGGCCGGCAAGGCAGCGGCGGCGATGGCGTCGAGCGCCTGTTCGATGCAGACGCGCGCGGCGAGGGCTTCATCCGGCGAAGCGACATTTTCGCCCAGGTGGTCGAGCGTGGCGAGGATGTTTTCCGAATAAAGGCGGCGCGCGACGGCGATGCCGTCCTCGAGGCGCTGGCCCGCGATGAAACGGCGGGTGAGGCGGGCAGCGAGCGGCGAGGTTTCCATCCAGCGGCGCAGGGCGCGGCGGCGGGAGAGGAAGAGAAACGTTTCTCTCAGCATACGGGGCTGATCCCCTTCCACGGTACCTGAAGAGCGGGGGCCGAAGGAAGGGGTGGCGTCACACGGGTTGTACAAGAAATTTCCGATTTGTTTTTCGGCGGTTACAACAGATCCGGAGAGAAATGTTGTCCGCGGCGGGGATGCTGCGAGGCGGCGGGGGAATCCGGATCTGTATGGCGACAGGTCAGACGAAAAAGAAAGCGGCGCGGAAGACGCCGCAAACAGGCAAGACCGTGCAGAAGGAGGGGAAGGCAGGAGCAAAGAAGGCGAAGGCAGCATCGGGAACCGGACGCAAGGCAAGCCAGCGGCAGGAGCAGGGGGCGGGGCAGAGCAAGGCGGCCAGCAGGAGCAAGGCCAGGAAGCTGGACAGGAAAAAGCTGAGCGCGATGGTGGACAAGATGCTGCTCCAGCTTGCCGAGCAGGTGGAAGAAGGCGAGTGCAAGATTACGACCAGCGAGGGGATGAAGCTGATCCAGTTGCGCGAAACCCTCGGGCTGGATCGGCCGAGCGCGGTGAAAGTGGAGTGGGTGGAGCCCAAGGCGGAATGAAAATCCGGAGAACCATTCCGTATTCGCCGCTGCCATCGCAGAAGAAGTTCCACGATTTGACGGCGCGGTTCAAGGGATTTTCGGGGCCGATTGGTTCGGGCAAGAGCCAGGCGCTTTGCCACGAAGCGGTGAAGCTGGCCTATCTGAACCCGGGCCGGACGGGGCTGATCGGGGCCCCGACATATCCGATGCTGCGGGACGCCACGCAGGCGGCGCTGTTCGAGGTATTGAGGCAGAGCGGGATCCCGTACGAGTTCAACAAGGCAGAGAACCAGGCCGTGTTGCTGGACACGGGATCCCGGATCCTGTTTCGTTCGCTGGACGAGTACGAGAGGCTGCGCGGCACCAACCTGGCATGGTTCGGGGTGGACGAGCTGACCTATGCGGCCGAAGAGGCGTGGGTGCGGCTGGAGGGGCGTTTGCGCGACCCGGGAGCGAGGAGGTTGTGCGGGTTCGCGGTGTGGACTCCGAAAGGGTTCGACTGGGTTTGGGAGCGGTTCATTCACAACCCGGTGGAGGGCTACGAATGCGTGCAGGCTGCGCCATTCGAGAACCGGCACCTGCTCGAAAAGGTTCCCGATTTTTATGAGCGGCTGAAGCACAGTTACGACGAAGCCTTCTACGCACAAGAGGTGTTGGGCGAATATCTGAACCCTGCGCAAGGCCTGGTTTATCACGCGTTCGACAGGAGAGTGAACGTGAAGGAGGTGGAGCCGGACCCGGCCAGGGAGCTGCTGTGGGCGCTTGATTTCAACGTGGACCCGATGTCGAGCGTGGTGGTGCAGGAGAAGGACGGACGGTTCTTCGTGCTGGATGAAATCGTGCTGAGGCGGGCCAGCACGAAAGAAGCCTGCGAGGCCTTCAGCGAGCGGTACGGTGGCTGGAAGGGCGGGCTGGTGATTTACGGAGACGCATGTGCGTCGCATCTCCAGACCAGCGGCACAACGGACAGCGAAATTATCCGGAACTACTTCGAGGAAAGAGGAGAGAAGCCTGCGTACCAGATTCCGAAAAAGAACCCGCCGGTGAGGGAAAGGGTGTCGCTGGTCAACTCGAAGCTGAAGTCGGCCGCCGGGGATGTCGGGTTGCTGGTCCACCCGCGGTGCAAGGAGCTGATTCTGGACTTCGAACGGGTGCAATGGGCGGAAAACAGCAGCGACATTGACAAGACAAGAGACCCCAGGCGAACGCACCTGAGCGACGCCCTGGGATACCTGATCTGGCAGCGGTGCCAGAAACCAGCGTCCGCGGGCGAGCGTGACCAGAGACTGTATTGGTGAGGGAAACAACGATGGAAAACATCAACCGGGAACACCCGGAATATCAGGCGTGGAAACCGATCTGGCCGAAATACAGGGATCTGTACGCAGGCGGGGAACAGTTCACAGCAAATGCGGACCGCTATCTGATCCCGCGCCAGAAAGAGCCCGCGGCGGTTTACCGGGAAAGGGTGAGCCGGGCGTTTTACGAGAACTACATCGGTTCGATCATCGATTGGTACGCCGCCACGCTGTTTCGCCGGGAGCCGATTTTGATCTTTGAAGGAAGGGACGAAGCGGCGCGTCGGTACTTCAACGAGCTGGCCGAGGACTGCGACCGGCGAGGCAGCTCGCTGAGCGACTTTTTCCGGCGCCAGGTTGTGGAAGCCCTGGTGATGGGCCGGAGCTACGTGGTGATCGATTTCCCCAAAGGGCCGCGCCCCGCCGGCAGCCGGGCGGAGGAGGAGGCGCTGGGGCTGTCCCGCGGCTATTTCAGCGAATATCCGGCGGAAACGGCGATCAACTGGCAGAAGGACGAGCGCGGCGAATTTGAGTGGGTGATTTTACGAGGGGAACGGGAGGTATTTGACGAGGCGGCGGGCGCAAGGCGCACGATCCGGCAGTGGGTGAAGTACGACCGGCAGCGGTACGAGCTGTGGCGGCAGGTCGACACCGGGACAAAGGCGGGTCCGATCGTGCTTGAAGAAGAGGGATTGCACGGGCTGGCGGGAATCGGCCGGGTGCCGGTGTTCGAGTTCACGCTGGGCGAGGGGATGTGGCTGATGAACAAGGCCGCGTCGCTGCAACTCGAGCACTTCAACAAGTCGAATGCGCTGGCGTGGGCGCTGACGATGGGGCTGTTCGCGATGCCGGTGATTTACAGCGACAGCGAGTTCAAGCAAGTGGTGGGCGAGAGCTATTACGTCAAGCTCGGCAAGGAGGACCGCTTCGGCTGGACCGAGCCGGAAGGGCACGTTTACCGGATTGCGCTTGAAAACATCGACCGCCTGAAGGAGGAGATCTACCGCGTCTGCTACATGCTGCACCAGGCGGGCGGCGCCTTTTCCAAGAACGCGGCGCTGACGGGAGTGAGCAAACAAAGGGACTACCTGGTGACGCAGGAGGTGTTGCGGGGGCTGGGGGACCGCGTGAAGGACATGTTGAAGAAGCTGCTGCGCACGCTGGCGGAAGCGCGGCAGGACGAGATCTCGATCGGCGTGTCGGGGCTGGACGAGTTTGACATCGGCGAATTTTCCAGCGAGCTGGAGGACGCGGAGCGGCTGTTGCGGCTTGGGGTGCCCTCGCCGACGCTGCGGGCGGAAGTCCAGAAGAAGCTGGCGATGAAGTACCTCTGCGACGCGAGCCAGGAGGTGAAGGACCGGATCGCGCGCGAGATCGAGGCCGGGCAGTGAAGCGGCCGGGCCACTGGAAGAAGCGAGGAGGAAGATGGAGCAGGCACAGAACGAGGAAATGCGCACGCCCGGAAGCCAGACGGAAGACATCCGGAGCGTGATTCGGAGCGCAATCGAGGAATATCTCGATTTGCAGAAGAGGGCGAGCGAGCCGGCCTACAAGGCGGAGCTCGAGGAGGAGCGGAAGCGGCGGGAACAGCTGGAGCGGCGCCTGAACGAACTGGTGGAGGAAAACAAGCGCAGCCGGCAAATGGCGGAGGAAAGCGACCGGCACGCGCAGATCAGGAGCGAGCTTCAGCGGCTGGGCGTGTCGAAGGTGGATCTGGCGTTCAAGATCGTGAAAGACGACATCGTCCGGGCGGCGGACGGCACGCTGGTGGCGAAGACACCGGAAGGAGAGCGGAATTTCCGGGAATTTCTTTCGAGTTTTGTGCAGGAGAATCCGGAGTTTCTTCCGGCGAGGATCGCCGGCGGCAGCGGAGTGGTGAGCCCGGCGCGGGCCTCATCCGGGGCCGCAGGAATCGACCTGGAAAGGATCCGGCCGGGGATGAGCCGGGAGGAGCTGCAAAGAATCCGGGAGCAGATTTCCCAAGTGGCTTTGCAGAGCCTGCGGGGTGAATAGCGCGGAAGGCAACAGCCGCCGCGGGGACGAGGCAGAGAGAAAAGCAAGGAGAGGAAAAGAGAATGGCAGCAATTACGTCAGCGAACCTGGCGAATGCGATTGTGAAACTGGTGGCGGTGGATGCGCTTCCCGCGCTGATGGGCCACCTGGTGATGGGCAACCTGGTCAACCGCGACTTCGAGCCGACGCTGGCTCAGGCCGGGGACACGGTGAACGTGCCGATTCCGCCGACGATGGTGGCGAACAACATCGCCGAGGGCGGGTCGGTGCAGACGCAGAACCCGAACGTGGAGACGGCGCAGATCGTGCTGAACACGCACGCCGAGGCGACGTTCCAGATTCCGGACGTGACGAAGGTGATCGCCGTGCCGGACCTGCTGCGGCTGTACATGGAGCCGGCGATGATCGCCCTGGCGGAGAAGGTGGAGAGCGACCTGCTCGGGCTTTACAGCCAGTTCACGGCGAACACGCCGCTGGGCACGGGCGGAACGGCGCTGACGGAGGCGGTTGTCGATGCGGCGGAGACGGCGTTGTTCAATGCGAAGGTTCCGCCGAGCGAGCAGAAGTACCTGGTGGTCGACGGGACAGCGTATTCGCAGCTGCGGCAGATCCCGCGCTTCAGCGAATACCAGACGGCGGGGGAAGCCGGCCTGCGGGCGCTGGTGGACGGCAGCATCGGGCGGCTGAAGGACTTCTATGTGTTCCGGTCGCAGTTTGTGAAGAAGACCGGCTCGTCGCCGGTGACGACGAACAATCTGGCATTTGCCCGGAACGCGATCGGCCTGGCCATCCGCCGGCTGCCGAAGCCGCTGCCCGGGACCGGGGCCATTGCCGAGTACGCGGAGGTGGGCAACTTCGGCATCCGCGTGGTGATGAGCTACCAGCCCAACACGCTGGCGCAGCAGTTCACGGTGGACATCCTGTACGGCGTGGGCGTGCTGCGGAACAGCCATGGCGTGCAGGTGAGGAGCTAGTCCGGGGAGAGCGGGGCGGCCGGGGCCGCCCCGCAAAGTCACCGAAGCAGCGAGAGAAGAAGGGAGAGACATGGACCTCAGGCGCTACTATCAGGAGCTCCGGCAGAAAGAAGCGGAGATCGAGGGCACGGACATTTACGTGGTGAGCCTCGACACGCCGGATGGCGGCAAGGCGGGCGTGATCACGCAAGTGCCGAAGAAGCTCGGCTGCAAGCTGATCGTGGAGGGGAAAGCGCGGCTGGCAACCGCGGAAGAGGTGGAGCAATTCGAAAAGGAACAGGCGGAGAAACGCGCCGAATTTTTCAACCAGGAGTTTGCAAGAAAAATCCAGGTGCAGGTGGTGGCTGAACCGAGCATGAGGAAGTCCGGCAAGAGCCCGGAACGGGAATAGGGAGAGGGCGTCATGGCGCTGCTGGTGGACGGCCAAATCAACGGGTTGGAAGACCTTCGGGAGTGGGACAGCGGGATCCTGGATGTGGCCGACGGCGAAAGGATCGACCTGGGGGCCAAGCTGCGGCGGGCGCAGGCAGAAATCGAGGAGGAGGTAGAGCGGTTTCTGCGGGACCAGGAACGGGGGATGATCACGCAGGTGGTTGCAGACCGCGGCCTGCGCCACTGGCATGCGCTGAAGACACTCGAGGCGGTGTACCGGGACGCGTATTTCAACCAGCTCAACGACCGCTACGGCGAGAAATGGAAGCATTATCTGGAACTCGCGGAAAAGCAGGCGTCGCGGTACTTCGATGCCGGGGTGGCGATTGTGTATGCGCCCCTGAGGAGGCCGCCTCAGGTTACGGCCGTGGCAGGAGACGGGGAGCTGCCGCCGGCGACCTATCGCGTGGTCGCGACTGTTGTGGACTCCCAGGGCCGGGAAAGCGCTCCAAGCGAAGAGGTCGTGGTGTCGCAGCCGGCGCCGCATTCCTTCGTGGCGAGGCTGCCCTACGCGCCGGAGGGCGCCACGGGATGGAACATCTACGTGGGGTTCTCCGATGGCGAGCCCGCGCTCCAGAACGAAACCCCTCTGGGGCTTCAGGAAGCGTGGAGCCTTACCGCTGCCGGACTGCGAACCGGGCGTCCCCCGGGCGAGGGCCAAGCGCCTGACGAGGTGATCCGCCGCAGCGGCTCGATTTTGTTGCGAGGCTGAAGATGACATTCACGACGCGCGAGGTGGTGGGGAAGCTGGTCGAGCTGATTGAAGGCGATGGCGGGCTGGCGCAAAGCCTGGAGCAGTTGAAAGGCGAATACAGCCAGGAGCCGGAGAGGCCCGAGCCTGCGAAGGTGAAGCTGCTGCGGTCGCCGGCCGACCTTGCGGAGAAAGCGTGGGGGGCGAGATACCCGGCGCTTTGGGTGTATTGCGAGAAGATCCGCAATCGCGCCAACGAAAAGCTGCGGCGGTTTTCGGGGGAGGCGAGCGTTTGTCTCGAGGTGCTTGTCTCGCAAGACAGGCTGGAGGGGATCGGAGACAGACTTCATTACTACTGTGACGCGCTGCGGGATGTGATCGAGAGAAAGAGCGGCTGCATCGGAGAGGGGCTCTATCTGAGCAGCGAATACGAGGTGCAATACGAGCCTGTGAAGAAGGGCGGGAGCCAGTACCGGCAGACGGCGCGGCTCAGCTGCACCGTGATTGTCAACCGAACATAGACAGGACCGAGAAACCATGGCTTGCTACATATCGACAAGACAGAGCCGTTACTATGCGGCCCTCGAAACGGCATACGGAAAAGCGAGTCCGGTGACAGCCGCGAGCCGTTTCACCGCGTTGTGGCTCAACGTGCGACAGCAATGGGACGAGCCGCGGAGGCGGGACAAGACGGGCACGCGCACAAACCAGGGCGTGGCCGGGCGGCTGAGAAAGCGGACGAGATTCGACCTCAGCACGTATGTCTTTGCGCGGGAATCAGGAACCACGCCGCCCAGAATCGGCCCGCTGGTGCAGGCCGGACTGGGCGCGGCGCCGCGCACGAGCGCCGCATCTTTGCCTGTCGCGCAGGTGCAGGGAACGGAGGTGGTATTCGGCGCGCCGCACGGGCTCCTGCCAGGAGATGCGATGAGCTTTGACGGGGAACTAAGGTTCGTCACTGCATGTCCGGATGCACAGACAGCGTGGCTGAGCGCGCCGCTCAGCGCAAATCCCGGGTTGGCCGCAGCGGGCGCAGTGAGTTATGGCTTGTCGCTCCAGCTGCCGAGCGTGAGCCTTTACGAGTATTGGTCACCCGCAACGGCAGTCCAGAGGGTTTTGCGAGGTTGCGTGGTGGACGAGGTGGAAATCGTGCTGAACGGGGATTTCCACGAGGTGACCTTTCGCGGGGAAGCCGCTGGTGTAAGCGACAGCAAGAGTTTCGAAGCCGGGGAGGGCGGGCTGGAGAATTTTCCGCCGGAGCCGGAGCTGGAAGAGTTGATGGAATTGCCGGTTCCCGGGCACGTCGGGCAGGTGTGGATTGGCGCCACGCCCCAAGCGGTGAGCACTGTTGCATCGGCGCGGATCCGGATCATGAATCACGCGGAAATGCGCTGGCGGGACTTCGGGCTGATGGAGGCGAAGTGTGTTGTCCCCGGCGAACGCGAGGTAAGCATCGACCTGGAAGTCTACAGCAACGACGCCGATATTTTCGGAGAGATTTATGCGAGTGCGAGTCGTCATGAGCCAATGCCCCTCACTGTTCAGATGGGCGAAACTCCAGGCGCCATGTGCGGAATCCATGTGGCGAATTTTATACCGGTTGTTCCTGAGTTTCTGGACGGGGAAGAAAGATTGCGGTGGCGGCTCCGGGGCTGTCCCGCCCGGGGATACCGGGAGGACGAAATCCATGTCGCGTTCGGCTGAGGGCGGAGGAGGGAGTCAATACTCCAGCACTGCCGTCCGGGACTCGGCCGTTTGCCCGGGGGTGCGTTTTACGATTGTGCGGCCGTCGTTGGAGAGACGGGCCGAGATCACCAGCCGCGTGCGGCGGCTCCTTGCGGAGCTGGAATTCCGGGCAGCCGGCCAAGGGCTGGAAGATCAACTGGCGGCGGCCGAACTCGAGAGCCGGATCGACAAAGAGTACATCGAGTGGGGGCTGGTAAGAGTCGAGAACCTGACCGTTGACGGCCGGGAATGCGACGCAAAGGCGCTCGTAGAGAGAGGGCCTGAATCTCTGGCGCGGGAGATTGCAAATGCAATCCGATGCGAATGCCGCCTCGGAGAAGAAGAACGAAAAAACTGATTCTCGCACTCCACTATTTCACGGGAAACACCGCCGCGTGGAAGTGCGAGGATTGCCGGCGGCAGGGCCTGGAGGAGCGGCGGCGGTGCGGCTGGCGCAAGGGCGATGGCCGAGGAGGCAAGGTGGTCTGGGCGGCTCACGGTTCCGCCACGGAGGAGTGTCCCAAGACTGTGGTGCGGCCGGAGAGCGTGGCGTGGCTGGAATTGTGGGCGACATGGCGGCGTTGCGGAAAGGGAATTCCGGCACATTGGAGCGCGAAAGATCTGGATGCCATAGCGGTGCTCGAAGGCGAATGGGAGAGGCTGGAGGATGAAGCTCGGAGATTTCGAGATTGAGGCAAGGCTCGCTGAGGCAGTCAGCGCCGCTGCTGGCCGACTGCGGAGGAGCCCCGGCGAGGGGCAGGACGGTGAATCCCGGAGCAACACAGGGCAAGTCCAGCGGGAGGCGGAGAGTCTGACGGGCGCCTTGTGGGGGATTGTGTCGCGCCTTGACGGGCTCACAGCTTCCGGCGCGAGATCCGGGGCAAGCTCCTGGGCGGATGCGATTGGCGGAGTGAATCCCGTTCTGGGCGGGCTGTTGCGGCTGTTTGGAGGTTCCGGTGAAGAAGACGCGGCCGTGTTGCCCCCTGTAGTGAAACCCACAAAAGCGCGATACGAGGCAGGCTACACACGGGGGCAGGAAGAGCTGCAATTGGTGGACCGAGACGCCTGGGGCGCCGTGCGGCCGGCGGGCACGATTGGCGCCCCCTCCGTGGTAGTTCATGTGGACGCCATCGACAGCCGGTCGTTTCTGGAGCGTGCGCCGGAAATCGCAGAGGCGATGAGGAAGGCGTTGCTCGAGTCAGAAGAAATCCGGGCCGTACTGAGTGAGTGGCAAGAGTGAACCATGCTTGAGTTTCCTCGTCTGAAGACCGGCGTTGCGGTGCAATACCCGGTGGAATATGCCGCGGAAAGCCCTGTGCGCGCGTTCACGTTTCTGGACGGAACCCAGCAACGGTTTGTCAGAAAACGCATCCGGCGGCGGTGGATTGTGAGGCTGGACCAGCTCGATGAGGGAGAGGCGGCGCGCCTTGAAGAGTTTGCCAAGAGACATTTCCAGACGCTTGAGCCGTTTGAGTTCGTCGACCCGAGGACCGGCGTTGCCTATAGCCCATGTCTCCTTGAGGGCGGGGAGCAGCATGTGCAAGCCCTGGGGCCGGGCCGGTCCGGAGCAACGCTTGTAATTGTCGAATGGAGCCGATGACGTGTATTTCCCGATTCTGCGTAGCGGGGTCGCCGTGCAATATCCGGTGGCGCGAATTACCCGGCACGGTCTGATCCGGGCCGAAACTCCCGGAGGTGCGGTGTGGCAGGGTCTCTCCGGCGCGCGTCCTGTGCGGCGTTGGCACATGGCATTCCGGGACCTGACGGACCAGGAAATCGAAGCCCTTGTGCAGCTCCACGAGGCCTGTGGCAGCTGGAAGACGTTCCGATTCGCTGATCCGGCGGCCAATCTGGTGCGCTGGAGCGAGGATTTGTCCCAGCCTGTGTGGGGCCGGTCGGCAGGAGTTACGGTGACGAGCACGGGGCTGGATGCAGAAGGGGCGGGCGAGTTCCTGATTGTGAATACGAGCGCCGGCGCCGGGTATCTCTGGCAGGATCTGGATCTCGCGCCGGGCGCCATTTGCTGCTTCTCATGCGAGGTTCGGAGCGCGGGAATGGAGCAAGCAGCCCTCCATGCTGCGGGTGAGCGGAAGGCGATATCCGGCGCCGGCGCCTGGCAGCTGCAATATGTCACCGGAGCCAGTACAGGCGGGCTTCAACGGGTTCAAATCGAGGTTGGCGCCGGGGGGAGCCTGTACGTGCGCCACGTCCAGGCGGAACT